TAACATATGCAAGAACTTTCTAAAAATTGTAACGAGAATGGGTACACTAGATATACATTAGGTAGCACCGCTTGGTTTTAAGGGCCTATGGGGGTTCCCGCTGTTGAAAGCTAGTCTAGTCTATCGCTTGCCCTTAAACCTAAGCTAAGCTACCTGATGTCATCCCCCTCGGTCTTGCAGTATTATTATTTGTTTTTAAATTTATAAATAAAAGGAGTTACAGATGAAAGAATATATGTTAGAGATGATTGGTATTGTTATGGGATTTTGGAATAATAACAAGTCCCTAAAGAAAACCTTTAAAGACGGTAAAGTTATTGGTGCAACCTTTAAAGATATAAGATATAAAGAGTTGCTTGCTGATGAAACCTTTAAATCTATGATAGACGGTGCTGAAGAGAAAGGTATCTCTGTTAAGCATGGGAAAGCAGGGGATAGATTTAAAGTTTGGGATAAAGAGCTTAATAGATTAGTTACTAAAGAAGTTCAAGATGACTTTATCTACATTGGTGAAGATGCTAGAACAAGCTATGAAAAGCCTTCTGATATCTTTGCTTAGATAGCTATGAGATATGGAGTCTAGAGTAATATCTAGGCTCTGTATCTCTTTTATTAATATATATCATACACATATGTATATATTGTGTAAAGTTTAAATAACCTAGTTAGTAGTAGTGCAGATGACGTGGAAAGGCGACCAAACAGAGAGTTTTAAGACTCATTGATAAGACCTTAGGGATTATCCATAATAGGAGCTAAACAGCCTATAATATGCGACTAAACATCAACTATAACTTGCAATCTAACTAGGTTATTTATAATTAATTGAAGAAGCTCTGAGTAAGGAGCTAGATAACTCCGAGTTATCAGCATAGGTAATAACTATAAGATAGGTATTAATTAGTGAACTACAAGTAACTAATTTATAGCACTAATTATAGTTGGCTTAGAGGTGTATTAAAGCGTAAGCATATAAAGCACCTCATATTACCTTTTAAAGAATTAAATTAAAGGTAATCAAAATAGGATAGTATCAGTATAGAATGAATCTGGCTATGTAAGACCTACATAGAACAAACACAGATTACCATAGTCGACTCGTAGTGCAGAGGTTTCCTATTTAATGAATTATATTCATTTGTCCTTTGCACTATTAAAACAATTAATAATTAAATAATATAGCTGTAATTAACAGCAAAGGTAGGTTCCAAGTATGAAGCCAGATTGGTATAATAATAGTCCTGAAGAGCAAAAAAGACAAGTAGATTTTGAGGATGTTTTTGAATCAGAAGAAAGATTACATAATATGCTAGTTAGCCAAGTAGTTAGACTTGACAAAAAAATTGATGAACATGGAGAATATACATATGAAGAAATGTCATCTATACTAGATAAAATTAGTAAATTAGAAAAAGAAGTAGAAATATTACAAAAGAAATCATTAATAAGTATGATTAAAGATATTTTCAATAAATGGTTCTTCGGAACTAAAGGATAAAGGTAGCTAATATGAGTGAGCCAAAAGTAAAGAAGTATTTAGGTGGATTTATAGTAACAGTATCTTCTCGTAGTAAGCAAAAGCAGGTAAGAGAAGTATGTAAACCAGTTAATAGTTTCAAAGAAGCTGTTAACATAGCTATAGCTAGAGCCTAATGTTTAGGCAACAAGCATTTACACCTGCTTGGAACAGAAGACAATGGGTTCGTTGGGCTAGCAATCGCTGGCCTAATGAGCCTGTGTCTAAATTCAAGCAGAAAAAGACTAGTGAGCTTATAGCTATATATCATAGTTTATAAAAATGGTCGTCTAGACTGCTTATCATTAGCCAAGATAAGTACCATAGCAAGTCAATTGGCGCACTGACAACTGAGGCGTGGGCGTATCAGTATAAATAAATCGCCCACAATAATTTATAAAATTGGAGGTAAGTAGCATGGCAACATTAATAACAGTATTAGCTGTATCATGCATATTATGGCTAATATTAAAACCTTTCATTCTATTAATTATAGAAAAGGAGAACGAAAAGTATGACAAGACTAACAAGTAAACAAAAACAATTATTTCAAGAAGATAAACATGTATTGGTAGATACTATTATTATTCTTGAAGAAAAGATTAGAAGACTTAATGAAGAGCTACAATTCTCTAAAAATGAATTGTTATTAGAAGGCGAAGCTCACATAAAAGCTCAAGAAGAAATTGATGATAATGAAACGGTAAATAATGCTATGCAAGATATAGAAAAACAGCTAGATAAAGCATGGGATGGCGAAATTACATCAGAAAACTTTGTAGATACAGTGACTAAAATAATGACGGGAGACTATTATGCCAAAGATAGCAAAAAAAATACCTAAAGAAGAAATAGAGAATTGCTATGGTTGTGCAACACAAAGATATACATGTGACCACGACTATTATGCATGGGAAGACCTATATGAGGAGGATTGGGAATGAAAAAAATAACAATCAAATATCATATAGAAGTAAAAGAAGACCACATTGACAAAGTATGTAGAAAAGCTCGATGTGGTAAGCGTGATTTAGAAAATGACATAAAACATATGGCTGAAATAGCTGGTAGACATAGAGTTTACGAGTTTATACAGCCTTTCATAGAAATAAAACAGGAGAAAAAGTAATGCAAGAAACTAAAACACTAGTTGCGTCAATCGCAATAACAGCAGGTATAATTATAGGTGTAGTATTTTGGGGTAGAGATTATGACAAAGAAAAAACATCAATGGAAGTATTGTCATTTCCTAATCCTGAACAGGTAAAAGAGGAAGTAAAAGAAAAAGTAAAAGAAGTAGAGCAGGTAATTGAAGAAAAAGCAGAAGAAATCAAGCAAGAAGTAGAAGAGCTTAAAGAATTGCTTCCATCATTACCAACAATAGAGAAAGCAGAAGAGATTCTAATCAAAGAAACTCCTGTTGACTCAACTAAGACAAGTGAACCAGAAACTAAAACAGAAGGAGACGAATAGTCATGGCTAATTCAAACCCTGAGATTAACCTCTCATCATACAAAAATGGTAATATCCTAACAAAATCTTCAGACTACGCAACACTTGGCGATGTATTAACAGCCGAAGGTATTGCAATGACTGAAGCATCTATTGACATTTATGATGTTAATGGACAAGACAAACCTGCTAGACCTGGAACAGTATTAGCGCAAGGTGATACTGTACAGATAGTTAGGAAGTCTAATAAGTCTGGTATTGTAGCATAACCGAACCCGAAAGTCCAAGCCAAAGCTACATAGTAGCAGAGCTAGCACTAGTGGTAGTAGTTAAGTGAGCAATTGAAGAAGAGAGCCAATAACTGGTCCTGTAAGTCCAGAAGCGCTTGGTGCGTGAGGCAAAGGAATATGTGAGGCTCTCTTTTTCTTAAGATAAGGAAACACGAAATGGAATATACATTCAAAGACGTAGACACTATAATCAAAACTGGTAGTATAAAAGGTTATAGCTGTGTAGTAGAAGAGAAGCCATTACCTGTTCTTCAAAGCGTATTCGAGGACATGAAGAAAGAATACATCAGAGCTAGAAATTATCAAACTGATACATATGTAGCAGAATATGGTGAAGAAGAAGGTATAGAAATAGTAAATAATAGATATCCAAAGCCTGTAAATATTGATGAATTACCAAATCAGGCTAAAATAATAGCAAATAAATATGAAATATGCGGAACAACTCTATTGGGTAGATGCCCAGGTTTTATCGTAAAGATACCAAATGTAAGAGTGCGTGTTCGGACATATTGTAATTTAGGTGATTATTATTGTTGGATACAAAAGTATGGTATAGATAAGTTTGTCCTTAAAATTTATCAAGCAATGCCTAACGAGGAAGGTTTTATGATATTTGGTGGGTCAACTTATCCCCACCCTCATATAGCAGGACCAAATCCTTGTTTAGGTAGTTATGATGGTGTTATTAAGAACGCTGCAGGACACTTTAATATGGTAGGTGTGTTAAGTAATATTAAAACATATCTAAATTCATATTATGGTAGAAGTGTATATCTAAGACATGGTGAGTTTAGACCACTTAAGATACGCACATTGCCTATAGATTTATTAAAAGAGTATCCTGCTAATCACCTCAGTTGGAGTGACTTTTGGAATCAAGCCTTTAAAGATAATCCAGAATCACGGCCAAGCACAGATGCTGATGCATATACGGAGTTAAATGAGCTTTTTAATGAGAAATACACAGATAATATAGAGCGAATAGAGCTAAAACCTCATGAATGTAGTTTTTACAATAGTACATTTGGCTTTAACAGTGGATTTATGGCTTATCACTCTGAAATAGTTCATAAAGTTAGATTAGTAGAACACAAGTTTGATATAGGATATTATCAAGCTTATGCGTTGTTAATGCGTCACGCATTAGGATTAAGTAGCAACTCTATAAACTTTGATAAAAAGAACAATGACTATAAAGTGGCATGGGAAGATATACGAAATATATGTATAGACGGTGACACTTTAAAGTATAGTATAGGTTACGGAAGAGGAGCTGCGTTATTACCTGATGAAACACTTAGAACTGCAGGAAACTTACAAGATAAAGCGTACAGCATATACAAACTTCTTTATCCAACAGATGACGAAGCAATGTATAAAATAAGGGATATGCGATGTAATGACTTTTGGGAATATATCGACAAATTTAAAAGTATAGAAGAATTTCTTATACCTCAAGATGATTATGATGAGAGAAAAGAAAAGGCTATACTTAAAATTGACAAGTTATATCCAGAAGTAATGGCATATAAAGACGCTTTTAGTAGAAAAATATTAATTGCAATTGATAAACAAAAGAGGAGAATCCAAAATGGACTTAAACATACCACACCAACTCCAGAATCAAATCAACTATCTTTTGAAACGCTTTCCTAAGACTGAATGGTCAGGACCAGCGTGGTATAAGTTAGAAGATAATGAATGGAATTTAGTATATTTTAAACCAATAGACTTAGGTAGTCATTCTGCTACAGAGTTTGAAGGTAAAGATTTACTAAAAGTAATGAAAGAAGTACATAAAACAGTAGATATAGTAGGCTGCTACCAAGGAATTATACACTCACATCATAATATGGGTGCATTCCATAGTGGCACTGATGATACTGAACTAAAAGATGGCGCTAATCGTGTAGGTTATCCATCATTAGTAGTAGCTCATACAGGTGCAACACATGCATTTAAATGGTCATATGAAGACCAATTTGGAGAAGTCCATCTAGTGGATGGAAATGTGTCTGTAGAAGCTCAAGAAGTCGAGCCCTTAGATATCTGGGTTAAAGAAGCTGATGAAATAGAGAAAGAAGCTAAAAAGAAACCTAAAGTTGTAAATACCATTGGATATTACAATGGGAATCAAGGTAATCTTTGGAATAATAGGACTGATGGAGCTAGAGTAAATGGTTGGGGAAATCCGTGGATTGACCCAAGTGAAGTAGAGTATAATCAAGCATATGAAAAGATGGAAAATGCTCAAGCTCTATTTGATGAAGGAAAAATGACTAAGAAAAAGTATAAAAAAGTAGTAAAGGAATGGGAGAAGTTTGAAAAAGACCATTTCGGGATACTATAATGCTTAGGTATCTTAGGAATAAAGACCTCATTAATCAATCTTTACTTGATGAAGTAACTATAATAGGGGCTGGTGGAATAGCATCAGCCCTTGTTACTATATTAGCTCAAATGGGATTTAAGAAGTTTCACATTTGGGATGATGACAAACTGGAAGAACATAACTTAAGTACAACAGCTTATCCTGAAACATTTTTAGGATTAGCTAAAGTTACTTGTGCGTCAGAAATGATACACAACTTTAATAAAAAGGCTGATGTAAATCAGTATGTTAAAAGATGGGAACCAGGAGATTATCTATCTGATATAGTATTATTAACTCCAGATAACATGGAAACACGCCTAGATGTACATATGGATTGGAAGCGAAACAATAACAGAAGAGCTTTAATAGATATGCGTATGGGTGCGTTAACAATGGAAGTTATTTCAGTAGATAAAGATAATGATAATTTTGCAAAAACATGGCAACCAAGTAGCAAAATATCAGATGAGGCATGCACAGCAAAGCATACAATCTTTACTGCAAATGTAGTTGCAGGACTAGGTGCAAGTCAGTTATTTAATGTCTTGCATAATAGGTCCTATTGGCAGTATATTAGACAGTCGTTGGCACCTCTATCCTTCGGTAGAGAGTTTCCAGTAAATAAAATAACAGAGGTAAAAGATAATGGCACTGAAAAAAGTGAAAACAAAACCCGTGTCGATAAACCCAGGCATAACGCTTTTGTACGGACCACCCAAGGTCGGCAAGACAACTATGCTGAGCAAACTTGATAATTGCTTGATTATCGATACTGAAAACGGTAGTAGCATGGTAGAAGGCTACATCGAAAAAGTAAACAATAGGCAAGAACTTATAAACCTCGTTAAAGAAGCTAAAGATGGGCACGATTACAAATACTTTGCTATAGATACTATAGATAAAGTAGTAGACTGGGCTGAGAAAGCAGTCTGTCGAGAGTATGAAGTGCCTTCTATCGCTGATTTATCATTTGGTAAAGGTTATGCCTTAGTAAGAGAAAAAGTAATGAATACAATCCATAATTTAAAGGATTGTGTTGACCATTTAATTGTTGTAGGACATAGAAAAGTAGCTAGAGCAATTGTAGATGGTAAAGCAATAGTAGAACCTGAAAGTTTAGATATCACAGGAAAACTAAAGAATATGATAATGTCTGATTGCGATGCAATAGGATATGTACATAGAGAAGAAGAAAACCTGATGGTATCATTCAAATCTAATGAAGCTGTAGAAGCTGGAAGTAGATGTGAACACTTAAAAGGTCAAATAGTTGAATTCAAATGGAACTTAATTTATAAGAAGGAGAAAAAAGATGGCGTTAGTAAAACCAGC